GAAGAGTTGTAGTTATTGGTGGACAGGTTTCTTCAGTAGTGGTTTTAAATCCAGGAACAGGATACACATCAAAACCATCTGTACAAATTTCACCTCCATATGGTGTAACTAAGAAATTTCAAAAACTTATCGGCATGACCGATATTACACAGAACATTCGTTTTAGAAAAGAGATTCTTGCTAATATCACGACTTATGATTTTTATGATATTAAGGATGGTGAAACACCAGAGATATTATCAGAAAGAATTTATGGAACACCAGACTATCACTGGGTCATAATGTTAGCAAATAATCGTTATGATTATACTGCAGAATGGCCATTAACTTACGTAACATTGCAGAAATACATCGATGCCAAGTATGGCGAAAATGCTGATGCTACACGCCATAATGAAGACGAGAATGGTTATGTTGTTATGGGTGGTTATCCTGTTTCTAATAGAGAATATGAAGAGAGATTGAACGAAAAGAAAAGAAGAATTAAAATAATCTCTCCGTCTTTAATCAACACAATTCTGCAGAATTATAAAGACATAATGTAAATGACAGCAAAAACATTAAGATTCGCTGGTGATGTAAGCGTAAATTCTATCAAGATTGTTACCAGAACTGGTAACTCTCAGAATATTACTGCACAAGTCATCGGCATTCAAATTTTCGAGGATATATTTTCCCCATTTATTACTGGGTCGATGGTCCTTAAAGAATCTTTTGACTTCATTAATTTGTTACCATTCAGTGGAGAAGAGCAGGTAGAAGTAGATATTAGCACACCAACTCTCTCAAAAGGTAATATTAAAGGTACATTTTACATTTACAAATTAACTGATAGAGAGTTACTCGGCGATCGAGCAGTTACTTATCAGCTACACTTTATATCAATTGAAGCAATCATTGATTTGAATAAAAAAGTCAGCAGAGTTTATACTGGTAAAGTGAATGATGTTATTGCTGATATTGTTACAAATAAAACAGATGGTCTTCAATCTAGTAAGAGATTTATATCAGAAGATTCTTCTCGTTCTGTTAAATTCATATCAAATTTTTGGTCTCCTGTGAAGTGTATTAATTATGCTGCGCAGTTTGCTGAGAATATTAACAACTCACCAAGTTATTTGTTTTTTGAAAATAGAGATGGTTTTTATTTCACTAGTCTAGAATCTATGTATGTCAGTGAACCTGTTCAGACATTCACATATGACAGATATACAAGAGATAAACTACCAATGGGGCAGGATGTTCGAAATGTTGCTGAAGATTATAAAAGAATAAACAGCATAAGCATTCCAACTGGCTTCGACTATATTGATAGAATTAGAAGTGGTATGTTTGCTTCTAATGCAACTTCTTACGATTTAACGAAGAAGACATATAGAGTCAAAAGATACAATATGTTTGATGACTTTGATTCTGGAAAACACTTGAATAAGTATAATGTAGCATCTTTAAATTCTATTTTTAGAACAAACGCTGCAACAATGATTATACCAAGATACACAGCTGGATTTAGTGGTACTGGTGACACCACTAATTTTAAAACAATACAAAAAAGAATTTCATTGTTAAAGGCTGCAGAAGCCAATAAAATTAATATAACTGTTCCTGGTAGAATGGATTATACTGTTGGACAAAAGGTGCAGATAAAATTAAATAAAGTAGAACCAATAAGAGGCTCAGATACAGATATAACAGATAAAATGTTCTCTGGGTTTTATATTATTGCTGCGATTAATCATACTATCGATCGTGAGATGCATGAGTGTAGTATGGAATTGATTAAGGATAGTTTATTAATGAGTGTAGATAAGGCTGCGAAATAATGTTTTATTCAGGTATAGTAGAAAATCGTTCTGATCCATTACAACTTGGTCGATGCCAAGTTCGTATTGTAGGATTACACACCCACGATAAATCCCAACTTCCTACCAATGAGTTGCCATGGGCATTACCTGTGCAACCGATTGGTTCAGCTGCGATGAATGGTATTGGTTATACACCAATTGGTCCAGTTGAGGGAACTACTGTTATCATTATGTTTGCTGACGAGAATCAGCAACAGCCAATTATTTTGGGAACTGTCGGTGGCATTCCACAGTTACCTACTGCAATCGATGATGATGATAACTCTACTGCTATTGATGAAAACACTCCAGCATCAAAGATAGAATTAAGAACAATTGTTGGACCAGTTAGTGGTAAGCAACTAACATTCTATGATAAAGAAGGAAGAACAGATTTAACTAAAGATCTAAGAGCCGACATGCGTGTTGTCGGTTTTCAATTACCAGACGAAACATTTATTGTTAGTATCGACAGTGGAACTCAAATAACTATCAATAATGAAGTAGCTGGTTATGGCGAAAACATTATCACGTTTAAAGAACCACCAACAAATTTAGCAGAAGTCAATGCAAGTAAAGCGCAAAATTATTTGACTGATAGTTCTGGTAAACCAGTAACTTCTGCTGATGGTAAACCTATTACAGTTGGTGAGACTCCAGTTCAACAAACTGCTCTCAATACTTCTATACCAACTAAACCACCAAAGGGTGCTAGTTCAAACCCAACAAAGTCTGAAGAAGGTATTAAGGCACTTATTGCAGCCTGTGATAAAGTTGGTTTAACTACCAAAGAACAAAAGTGTGCACTGTTGGGTATTGCAGGTGGTGAATCACGTTGGATTCCACAGAATGAGGCATACAACTATTCAAAGGGTAGAATTAAACAGATCTTCTCTTTCTTGACAGATGAAGAAGCTGATAGATTATCTGATGCTTCTAAAAAGGGTATTTCACGTGAACAATTCTTCACTGTGATTTATGGACCAACAAAACGTGGTAAGAATTTCTTAGGAAACCAGACAGACGCTGATGGTGGAAAATACTATGGACGTGGTTTTATCCAGTTAACTGGTCGTGGAAACTATAAGAAATACCAAGACATGGCTAACAAGTTGGGATTAAACCTAGATCTTGTTAACAATCCAGACTCTCTTGACGCAGATATTAACGTGTCTGCATTAGTTGCTGCTCTTTACATTAAGGATCGTGTACCTGCTTCGGCAAAATCAACAGACCATCCTGGTTATTTTTATGCTGCCAAGAAAGCAGTAGGTGTCAACTCACCAGATATTGCAGCAAAGAAGTTAGAGTATTATGAATACTTCTATGGTTCTCCATCAGTATCAACAACTGATAAAGATGCTGCTGCACCACAAGCAAGTCCACCATCAGATGGATCTTCTCCAACTCCTGGACCATCTCCAGAATCTAAGAGACGTGGATCTGACAATACAGGTTTCAGAGATCCAAACAATAAGTATCCGCTAAAAGATTATATTAATGAGCCAGACACTAATCGTTTAGCACGTGGTATCATTACAGGTACTGTTATCGAGAAGAAAGATGCAGTATTGAAGCGTGGTGTGCCTAAAGCGTATGATGAGGGTTTTTGGGATCAACCATCGAATGGATTCGGTGCAAAGTATCCATTTAACAAGGTGATGGAAACAGAATCTGGCCATGTACAAGAATGGGATGATTCTCCAGGGCATGAGAGAATCCACACATATCATCGTTCAGGAACATTTAGTGAAATTGACGCCAATGGAACTAAAGTCAATTATATTGTTGGTGATAACTTTACAATTATGGAACGTAATGGTTCTATCCACGTAGCAGGTGAGTATAATCTAACTGCTGATGGAAATGCAAACATCTTCTGTAGAACAGATGCAAATATTGAAGTTTCTCAAAACGCTAATGTTCGTATTGGTAATAATGCATCTATTGGAGTGGCGAACGATTTAGATATTGTCACTGGTGGTGATTTTAATGTTAGAGCCATCGGCGACTTTAATGTTCAGGCAGCAAACATCAATCAGTTAGCCGACACCGCAATGAAACTTGGATCCAGCGGAACTATGGATATCAATTCTTCTGGTGAAACTAATATGAATTATAGCAAGGGTAACTTTGGTGTTAGTGCATCTATGCCAGATGGAGTTGATAATACACCTCCAGATGTAGGTAGCCCAATGAATCCTAACATCCCATATTTGCCACCACCTGATCGTCAAATAGAAGAAAAGGCTGCTGCAGAGACACCAGAAGATTATGACACACCAGAAGGTCGCAAACAGTCTCATACTCAAACACAACAAGGTGTACCAAATGCTCCTGCTCCTGTAACTTCAGAAGAAGCACCACCACCTACTGGTGGCGCACAGGCGAAAGATGTACCAACTGATTGTAAAATAATCTACACGACTAAAAACTTCACTAATGATTACACCATATCTAAAAATTTCACTTTAGGTATGTTGATTTCTCAAGGTGGAGTTACTGGTCCACATAAGTTGATAGATCAGATGTTAGAACCAAGCAAGGGTGCGCCACCAAGACTTTACACAGCACAAGAAATTGTTTGTAACCTCGCTCAGTCTGCTCAGAATATTCTTGAACCTTATCTGCAAGAACTTCCAAATGGAATAAGTGGATACGGTAAGTTATGGACAGTTACTTCTGGTTATCGCCTAAGAGGTGTTGTACCTCAGGAAAGTCCAGTATCCGATCACTGTAAAGGACACTGTTTCGATGTATGTCTACTTGGGGACGACCGAAACAATAGAACATACGATTTGGTGCAAAAACTAGAAAGATTGGTGAAGTACGACCAAATTATTTTAGAATATAGAAACCCATCTACAGTATGGATTCACACTGGATATAAGCCAGAAGGGAATCGTAAAATGGCGTTTACTATGTTGAATGATGCAGTATACAAGCGTGATTCCAAGGGAATTCCTTCTGGTTTCGTTTTACTCCAAGCACCTGTTCCTCCGAAGAATAAACCACAATGAGTGCGTTAACGTATAAAGGTGCTCTAAGTGCAGGTACAGATGGTGGTGCTGCCACTGGTCTGAATACCAAAAATAATTGCACCAAAAGTTATGTAGCAGAGGGATTAATTGGTGTCGTTGGAGATCAATTTGATGCCCATACAGTTGGAAATACTACACACCAAACCAGTCAGCGTGAGATAACCTCTGGTGCGTCAAAGACTTTCTTTGAAGGTAAGGCTGCAGCTAGAGTTGGTGATTCCATAGCTGATGGAGATAAGGTAAATCAAGGATCTGCAAAAACGAACGTAGAGTAACCTAAATAAAGAATATGGCAAGAAATACAAGAATCTTTTCAGATCTAGACTTTAACTTCACTGCTCACCCAGTGACGAAGGATCTAACACGTCGTTACGATGAGAATGCAATCAAGACTGCATTGAAGAATCTTATTCTGACATCTAACTTCGAACGCCCATTTCATAGCGAAATTGGTAGTCCTATAAGACGCATGTTATTTGAACCAGCGACTCCACTTCTTGCAGCCTCATTAAAACAAGCAGTTATTAACACTATCAATAGTTTTGAACCTAGAGTAGAACTAACTAATGTAGCAGTTAGAGTTGATGAAGATTCTTATACAGTAGGAATTTCTATTGAGTTCAGAATTATCAATACAACAAGACCACTAACTCTTGATCTAACGCTAGAGAGAACACGATAAAATGGCAAATAAAAGAATTAATGTAACAGAATTAGACTTTGATGGTATCAAAGGTAATCTAAAAAACTTCCTAAAGGGTCAGACAGAATTTCAAGATTACGATTTTGAAGGTTCTGCTATGTCAGTTCTTTTAGACGTTCTCGCATACAACACTCACTATAATGCGCTTTATAACAATATGGCGATTAATGAGATGTTTTTGGACTCTGCAAGAAAAAGAAACAGCGTTGTATCTATCTCTAAAATGCTTGGATATACTCCAAGATCGGCTACCTGTGCAAAAGCTACAGTCACTATAGTAGTTTCTGGTGGAACATCTTCTCCATCAAACTTAACACTACCAGCGTATAGTTCATTCACTACAAGTATAAATGGAAAAACATATACCTTTTACACAGAAGGTGCAATAACTGTAAATAGACTTGCTAACACTTACACATTTAGTGATGTTCAATTAATGGAAGGTGTACCTCTTTCATATCAATATAATGTTTCTGCTGGAACACGCTACATAATTCCTAACGTGGGGGTTGACCTCGATACATTGAAGGTTAGAGTTCAAGAGAATGCCACATCAAACGTATATGAAACATGGGCGAGGGCTGGTGAGATTGTTGATATTCAAAGTGATACTAATGCATATTGGACTAAAGAAATTGATGATGGTCTTTACGAGATAACTTTTGGTGATGATAACTTAGGAAGAGCGTTGTCTGAGGGTAACGTAATCCATTTAGATTATTTCGTTTCAAGTTTAGATGCACCTAATGGCGCACGAGTATTCACTTATAATGGTTCTACTTTGATTAGTGGTGCCACTGTTTCTATCACAACAACTGATCCTGCCAATAATGGAGCAGATCGTGAAAGTACAGAAAGTATTAGATTCAATGCACCAAGAGCATATTCTGCACAAAATCGTGCAGTTACTCCAGATGACTATAAGGCATTGATTTATTCTGCGGTTCCAGAAGCACAATCTGTAACAGTTTGGGGTGGCGAAGATAATGATCCACCAGTATATGGTAAAACATTTATTTGCGTTAAACCTAGAAATGCAAGTAAACTGACGACTGTTCAAAAAGCAAATATTATAAGCACAGTTCTTGGCAAACGTGGAGTAGTTTCTGTTATCCCAGAAATTGTTGATCCAGAATATATCAACATTGCACTTCATGTCGCTGTTTATTATAATGAACAGGCTACAACAAAATCATCAACTGATATAGCCAGCGCTGTTAGATCTACAATTATGCAATACAATAACACGGATCTTCAAGTATTTGATGGCGTATTCCGTTACTCTAAGTTGACTAGACTTATTGATGAGACAGATCCAGCTATTGTTAATAACATCACAACAGTATTACTGCGTAGAAAACTTTCTCCAAGATACAACGTAAGTGCTCAATATATCCTTAATATGATTAACCCTATTTTGAGTACTGGTCTGCCAGAAAACTCATTTAGCAGCACTGGATTCTATATCGCTGGTTCAGATCAAATTCACTATCTTGATGATGATGGTGTACAGTATGTTCGTTTGTGGAGATATGGTGATAATGGTATCAAGATTATCGAAGACAATCAAATTGGAACTATTGACTACGGTAGAGGATACATCGATATACGCAATCTAAATATTGTTGCATTGGCAGATGTTGACTTAGAAATTTCAATTCGTCCACTATCTAATGACGTAGTATCAGCATTAACACAGATCGCAGAAATTGCAACTGATCACTTATATGTAACAGCTATCGCAGATAAAACTGCTTCTGGTGACCTACGTGGTGGTTATAACTATCAGTTTACTTCAAGTCGTTCGTAATTAGTTAATAAAATGGCAATCACTAAACCGCAGTTAAAAACGCTGATCCAGTCTCAGCTACCAGAATTCGTAAGAGAAGAGTACGAAACATTCGTACAATTCCTCGAAGCATATTACGAATTTGTAGAAAGCACTCAGGTAAACTTAAATACTGCACGTGATTTAGATAAAACATTAGATAGTTTTATCACTTATTTTAAAGACGAACTTGCTGCTAAACTTCCTTATTCTACAATTAATGAGAGATTCCTTCTAGCGCACATTAAAGATCATTATCGTGCAAAGGGTTCTGAGAATTCTTTTAAACTTCTTTTCAGAATTTTATTCAACAAAGAAGTTACACTTGATTATCCATCAAAGCAGATGTTGCGTGCATCTGATGGTAAGTGGAATCAAGACGTATCTGTATTCGTTAAAATCCTTCAGGGTAATCCCAACGATATTATTGGTAAATTAGTAGACGTTGTAACTTCTACTAAAATTATTCGTGTTCTTGTTGATCGTCGCCAGTATGTTGAGGTTGAGGTTGATCGTGCTGTTCGAGTTTCTGATACAGTTTACGAATTTTTCATCGATCGTCGTTTCTTCGGTAACATTTCTGTTGGCGATAGATTGCGTTATCGTGATGATGCGAATGGCATTTACTTCAACGGACAGATTTTAACAACTACGCAGAATGTTGTCATTCAGCAGGCAGGAACTGGATTTAAGGTTGGTGACCTTTATAACATTAGAAACTTTGATGGTTATGGATCTATTCTAAAGGTTTCAAGTGTTACTCCAGCAGGTGGTATCGCTTCAGGTGTATTCATTAAGTACGGTATTGGATACACCACTGACTTTACAACCACAATTTCTGCCACTAGCGGACAGGATGTGGCTGGTACTGCAGGAACAGTTATTAGTCGTGTCGATACTATTGTTGGTATAAACACTGTAACTAATTTGACCATTACCGAAGGTATGGATGGTTTCGCTGAAACTGGTACATTCAGCGTTGCGGACTATAACATACCAGAAACCACAGATCCTAGCTATGCAGCTGGTCCAGCTATCGATGGTACATATGCTGGTCAGGTTGTTCGTGAATTCGGTATTAGTTCTGTAGACTCTCAAGTCTCTCTAACTGAACCAGCAATTCTTAAAGTTACTCTTGGACCATTGGCGAAGTATCCAGGATATTACGTTAATAATGATGGCTTCTTAGATGATGCGATTTATATCCAAGATAGTCGTTACTATCAGGCATATTCTTATGTTATTAAGATTGACGAAGCGTTAGATACTTACAAAACTGCAGTTAAGAACTTGGTTCACCCTGCAGGTATGGCTATTTTCGGCGAATATGATATTCGTAACGAATTTGACATCGGAGTTACTTTAGAGTCTATGTTGAAGATTCTAAACGTAACTGTAAACGATGCACTGGTAACCAAAGACGAACAAGGTGAACTATTCGCAAGAACTGTTCCATACTTAGATTACACTAAACCAATTGAAGAGACCACATTAAACTATGATAGTTTTGTAGAAGGTCACTCTGTAACAATAACAGAAGTTGGTTATACAGATAGTTTAACTAGAACACTCCCATATCTTAATATAAGTAAACCTCTTGATAGTACCACATTAAATTACAGTGGTGTTCCAGAATCTCAAGATGTAACACCGAGCGAGTTGACATCTACATATGCAGATAGTAGCACTCGTTTAGGCGCAGAGATATTTAATTTTTCTAAGGGACTAAGTGCTGGACACTTTATTAATGATGGAACCACGACTGATGATGAATCCGTCACAATTACTGAAACAGGATATACTTCTGATCTAGGTAGAACTCTTCCAGTTTTAGATGTTTCAAAGTTACTCTATAATACAACATTTAACTATGATAACGTATTAGATGATAATACAACTACTATCACAGAAGATACGTATCCAATGGCAGTTGGAACCAGAACTGGTCTTTCAATAGTTAATAGTGATAAGGTTCTAAGTGCTGGACACTTTATTAATGACGGTACTACAACAGATACAGAAACTGCTACTCTCGTAGATACTGATGCGACAAGTGCTACTGACCTAAATAGAACAGTACCAGCAATTTCCGTAACAGCGACCCTAAATAGTCAGTACTATATTGTTGGAACCGCTACTTACGCAGGAGACAACAGCGTTTCACTACCAACTAGTGGTGAAGCTGGTGTCTTAGACCTTAATCCATATGCTGCAGGAGATTATTTCTTACACGATGACGGATTATATGTAGGTGTTCCATATGCAGCAGGTCAAGGATACGGATACCAGACCTTTACAGGTGCTGGCGTTTAACAAATTACTCAATAGGAGATTTTTATGAATATTAATGAACATGACATTAAAGCAACTGGTCAAGTAGACATCGTTGTTACTGACGAACAAGGAAGAATTAAAGACACTCGCAGCGTAAAGAATCTCGTTATGACTGTTGGTAAGGCATACATCGCTCAGCGTATGACTGCTGGTACTACACAGATTATGAATACGATGGCTATTGGTGTTGGTACTACAACTCCAGCAGCGACTCAAACAGCTTTGGGATCTGAAGCTGGACGTGTAGCAACTTCTTCTTTCTCTTCTGGTGGTACTTCTGGTAACGAAGTTACTGCTACTGCAACTTTCCCAGCTGGTACAGGTACTGGTTCTATCACTGAGGCAGGTATTTTCAACCCAGCTTCAGCTGGTGGTTCTGGTGGTACTATGATGTGTCGTACAACATTCCCTGTTGTAAGTAAGGCAGCTGGTGACTCTATCGCCATCACTTGGAAAGTTACTGTATCCTAAAATTGGAAAACTAAATGGCATCACTACTGAAATCGCCATTACACAACTCTATCGCTGAGGGGTTGTATAATGAACTTCAGAATCGTACATCACGATACTATTATTTCTTAGGAAAAACTCTTTCTTGGCAGGATTCGGATACACCTCCGCTGCCTATTGATAGTTTTGACTATGAGTTGCAAACACGCAGCGAAATAATTACAATGAAGGAAATTAAGTCTACTGACGTGGCTTTCGTTATTCCACGCAGAGACTGGGCGTCGGGCACTGTATATGATATGTATGACGATCAGTATAGTGATGAATTGCAGGGTATTAATTTAATCTCTGGTGGTTATGGTTATTCAGACACTCCTACTGTAGTTATTAGCGGGGGCGGTGGAACTGGTGCAGCTGCGACAGCTGAACTGACAGATGGATTTGTCACAGGTATAACTTTGACATCTCGTGGTAGAGGATATACTTCTGCTCCAACAGTTACAATTTTAGGTGGTGGTGGTGAAGGCGCTGCAGCAACAGGTGTTATCTGTAAAGCATACTCTGGCGTTCAACGATTAGAAGATACTAACTGTTATGTTCTAACAGATGAGTTTAACGTCTACAAATGTCTAGACAATAACAATAATGCAGTTTCTACATACAAACCAATTGGTACTGTTGTAGATCCAGTTATTATGCCAGACGGATACATGTGGAAGTACTTGTATAGCATTCCAATCGCTTTGCGTAACAAATTCTTGACTGACATCTATATGCCTATTGTTAACGCATTAAGATCTCAGTTTTATTCTGATGGTGAAATTCTGAACGTAGTCGTTGAAAACGCTGGACAAAACTATACAACAGCAAGTATTTCTGTTGCTGGTGACGGATATAGAGCATCAGATCCACTTTTATTAACTGGTGTTAACGTAACAAACCCTGGAAGTGGATATGTTAATGGTGCTACCTGTTTGATATCTCCTCCATTCAATGGAGCGAACACTTGGGTTCCTAACGTAGGTATCCTTCTTGGGCAAACAGTAGAATATAACAACAATCTTTATATTGCAACTGTAACTGGAACAACTGCAACACCTGGTCCAACTCATAAATCAGGTATTGTAGCAAATGGAACTGCTGCATTAAAATATATTGGTTCAAGAGCAACAGGCACTCCAATAACTTCTGGTGGAGTTATTACTGGTGTTGCTCTAAATGGTAGCATTTACGATATTACAATGGCTACTTCTGGATCTGGTTATACTTCTGCACCAGCAGTTACTTTAATTGGTGGTGGTGGTTCTGGATTTGTTGGAACCTCAATTATGAACGGTAATGCTGTTCAGAGAGTTTCCATAGTAAATTCTGGTGATAATTACACTACTGTTCCAACAGTAAGATTTGGTACATTGTTCACAAATTCTACTGCATATACAGTTGGACAGCAGGTCTATTATTCAACACGTCTTTACACTGTTACAACTGCTGGTACATCCCATGCATCTACTGTACCTACTCATACTACAGGCGCTGTTACTAATGGCACATGTGTTCTGACATACGCTGGTTCTCCAGCAACTGGTACTGCGACTCTTAAATACGGTTCAGGATATTCCGCACTACCATCTATTTCTTTCTCTCCAGTTAATGGTGGATCTGGCGCAACAGGTTATTTTGCTGGAACTAAATCAGAAGCCAAGTTAGTTCCGATTCTACAAAACGGACAAATTTATGGCGTACAGATCGATGATGGTGGTGTTGGTTATACATACGCTAACTTAACTGTTACAGGTGATGGTACACTCGCATCTTTAACTGCAGATTTATCTCCTGGTGACATTAACACTCTACAGGCGAACACTGAATTGCTCACACCAGATGGTCGTATTATGGCTTATCCAATTATCTCTGGTGGTTATGCTTACGGTGCTGCGCCGACTGTAACTATTGAAGGTGATGGAACTGGTGCAGCAGCAAGAGCATTAGTTGAAAATGGTGCTGTTAAAAAGATAGTTGTTACTGATTATGGAACTGGTTATCGCTGGGCGAAAGTTACCATAACAGGTGCTGGATATGGAGCTAAGGCTAGAGCAGTCCGTGCTCCTTATGGTGGTCACGGTAAAGATCCAATTACTGGTATGTTCGCCAATACATTGATGTTCTATACTAACATCTCTAAAGATAAGAACCAAGGATTTGATGTAAACAACGACTTCCGTCAGCTTGGTATTATTAAAAATCCTCGTCAATTCGGATCTTACGGAAACCTTAAGAGTTCATTAGCCTCAGCATGTTATGTCGTTACTGCTGCAATGAATACTGTAAACTTTAAACAGGATATGGAAGTTAGACTTGGTTCTTTAACTGGACCAAGATTTAGAATTGTGGCTTTGACTACTACATCTTGTTTGCTTCAGTCTATAGATAATGCTGTACCTACTGTTGGTGCAACATTCTTAAACTCCTTGGCTCAAACATTCAGTGCTGCTGGTGTCACTAACCCAACAGCAGATAAATATTCTGGTCAGATATTGTTTATTGATAATAAACAAGCATTTACGCCAACAGCAGACCAGACTGTTACACTAAGAACTGTTATTAGATTCTAATAAATAATATCAGTAACTAACATAAAGAAGAAAAAAGAATGATCGACTTTAATACCGAACCGTATAATGATGACTACGATGAGACTAAAAAGTTTTATCGAATCTTGTTTCGCCCTTCTTTTGCTGTACAGGCTCGTGAATTAACGCAGCTTCAAACAATCCTACAAAACCAGATCACACGCCATGGAGACAACATCTTCAAACAAGGTGCGATGGTTGTCCCTGGACAGGTTTCTGTAGAAACTGCAAGTACCAATACTAAAGGTGCTGATTACGTTAAACTACAATCTATGTATAATGGCGTAGCTGTAGCTACATTTATTGACTCATTAAATGGTTTGGTTGTAACAGGTTCTAGTGGATTAAAGGCACAGGTTATTGTAGCACAAAGAGCAGAAGAGACAGATCCTTCAACTCTATACGTTCGTTATTTAAATTCATCTACTGATGGATCACAAAAAGTTTTTGCGAATAACGAAGTTATCCACACTGACACTGGATTGTATTTCCAAGCAGCTTCTACTGCTGCAACAGGTAAAGGTTCTTTAGCTACTGTTGAGCGTGGTGTTTACTATGTTAATGGTCACTTCGTTCTTTGTGATACACAATCTATCGTTCTTGACAAATATACCGCAACACCTTCATATCGTGTCGGTCTAGATGTAACAGAAAGTATTGTTACTCCAGAAGATGATGAAACACTTTTGGATAATGCACAGAACAGCTATAACTTTGCTGCTCCAGGCGCACACCGCTACTATATGGAGTTGACTCTTACTAAGAGATCACTTAGCGATACAGACGATCAAAACTTTGTAGAACTTATTCGTGTTACAGATGGTAAAACAGATACCATTGTTAAAGACACTCAGTATAACGTAATTTACACTCAGATCGAATCTGAGTTGCAAAGAAGAACATATGATACTAATGGAGACTATACAGTAAATGGGTGGTCTATTGATGTTCGTGAAAACCGCAATAATAATCGTGGTACATGGGCGCAAAACACAGCGTATCTAATTGGTGATGTTGTTACATATAATAACAATACATATGTTGCCAAGAACAGCGCATCTTCTGTAACTACTCCTCCAGTACATACTTCTGGAACTGCATATGATGGTACTGGTAACAGTGGTGTGAACTGGCAATATGACGCAAACCCAGTATACAATCGTGGTATCAACTTAAATGGTGATGAGGGTAGTCTTTCTATCGGTATCGAGCCAGGAAAGGCATATGTCCAAGGTGCAGAGATTGAAAAGGTTGCTACGACATATATTACAGTACCAAAGGCAAGGGATTACGATCAAGCAGTTAACTCTGTAATCTCACCAGTTGTTGGTAACTATGTTATTGTCACTAACCTTAACTACCTACCTCCAGTAGATACTGGTGCACTAGTTAACATCTATGATGGTGTAACTGGTTCTTCATATCGTGGTAATGCGTCAGCTGTTCCAAGCGCAAACTTAATCGGAACTGCTCGTGCTCGTTTCATTGAGTGGCACAACATTCTACCATACGGATCTACTTCACAATATAAGTTAGGTCTATTTGACATTCAGATGAAGTCTGGATATGACTTCAATAGAAGTGCTAAGTCTTTCTACACAGTCGGTGGATCTGCTGCAACATCTTTCACAGCCGACGTTCAACCAGTATTGTATAATCTTTCTGGTAACGTAACAGCTTCAGCTTCTACAACTTTAACAGGTGCTGGAACATCATTCCAAACTGATCTTAAGGTTGGCGATTATATCCTTATCAATGATACCAACTACAGAAGAGTTACAGCAATTGCTTCTCAAACTTCCCTGACAGTAGACAGTTCAATATCAGTTACTGCTGTTAAGTATCAATTAGTTACTACTGTTATCCAAGAAGCAACAGCAAACAGCTTGGTTTTCCCACTTGCTTATAGTTCTGTTCGTTCTATGAGAACAGCAGGTAACAGTGGTGTTAATAATGTAAACTATACTGCTTACGTTAAGTTCAACAGTGTTAATACTTCTACAACTACACTTGCACTAACAACATCAGGAACATTTGCTTCTGCAGCTGATAATGACAGTTACACAGTTGTTAGAGATTCTGACGGATCTGTTGTAAACATTACATCTTCTAATGTTGTCGTTAGTGGTTCTAACGTAAGTATCACTGTTCCATCTTCTGGAACTTATACTGTAGTTGCAGCTGTTATTAGAACTGGTTCTGGATTCGAAAAATCTAAAACATTAACACAAGCAACTGAAACATTTACTACTGCGACTGCTGCTCAACAGGCAGCGATTATATTGGATAAAGCAGACGTATTCAGAATTGTAAGCATTAAGATGGCACCAACTATTGCGTTTGGTGGATCTCCAACATCTTCACAATACACTCAAGATATTTCAGAACGCTATCAATTCGATAATGGTCAGCGTTTGACTCACTATGACTATGGTAGATTAAATCTACTACCATCTTATACTCAGCCATCTAACCCAATCCAAGTTGTATATGAATACTTTGAGCATGGTGCTGGTGATTACTTTGATGTTAACTCTTACAGCGGAATTGACTATAAACAAATTCCTGCTAACTTAAGAGATTCTATCGATTTCCGTCCACGTGTTGCAAATAAATCAACAGGAAGTGGAGTGAAGAACTTTACAAGCACAGGTTCTTCTATGACATCTCTGCCAAAACGTGGTGAATATGTCAAGTCAGATTACAGCTACTATTTGGCTAGAAAAGATAAAATTATTCTTGACCCAACTGGTAAATTAGTTGATGTTCAAGGTGTTGCATCTATTGTTCCTGGCGAACCAGCTGGAACAGCAGTTGGTATGGTATTATACAACTTGACTCTAGAACCATATACTTTCGGTACTGGAACAAATAACGTGTTTGTTTCTAAGGTAGAAAACAAACGCTATACAATGCGTGATATTGGTAAGTTAGAAAACAGAATTAATAACTTAGAATACTATACATCACTATCATTATTAGAAGCAGAAACTTCTAGTCTAAAGATCCCAGATTCTACTGGTCTCGATAGAATGAAGAATGGTTTCGTTGTTGATAACTTCGGTAGCAGTGCGCTCGCTAATAGTAAATCTGCAGACTTTAAGTGCTCTATTGATATGACAGCTAACGTACTACGTCCAGCCCATACAATGCACAACGTAGACTTGATAGAACAGGCAGCTACTAATTCTGCACGTTCTGCTGCAAATTATCAGTTGACTGGTGATATTATTACATTGCCATATACTACTAAAGAACTGATTAAACAACAGTATGCTTCTAGACTAGAAAACGTAAACCCATTTGCAATCTATACATTCTTAGGAAATGTTCAGATCTCTCCTCCATCAGATGATTGGTTTGATACTGTTAGAGCACCAGACTTCGTTCAACAGATCGAAGGTAACTATAATGCTCTAAAGAATATGGTAGACCTCAATAATGGTTGGCCAGTTTATGGCACTTGGACTACAGAGTGGAATGGTATCCCTCAACACAAATTGTCTTCTTCTACATTTGGTGTGAGTGGTGCAGCTACAAATCAGTATGGTGCTGGTGGCGGTGGTGGTGCACGTAGAGACATCGTTGTTCAACAAACTACCGACACATGGTCACAGACTGGTGTCAAGTCTAGAACAGGAACTAAAACTGCTGTTGTCGCTAAGACTGATTACGAGACAGTTGGTGATAGAGTAGTATCAACTGCTATCGTTCCATATGTTCGCTCACGTTATGTTTTGGTTCAATCTAAAGGATTGAAGCCATCTACTAGATTCTATGCATACTTTAACGAGATTGATGTTAATGCATATTGCACACCAACAACTAAACTTATCTACACACCAACAGGTGCTACTGAAACTTTAAGAGCAGCATCTCATAAACTATGGGATATCTCAACAAACGTCGGTGGATCTAGTTCAGACACTAAGAGAAGAATTGGTACAGATGTTCAAGTTTGCTTGACACGTGGTGATGTTATTACTAAATCAGACAACTCTGCTTCTGCTGTAGTTGTTGGTAAGTATACTATCGATAATGGTGACGGAACTACTTCTTATGTACTAGATTTAGTTAACGTAATTGGAACATTCAGCAGTGGAAATACATTCAACGGATCTATTAGTGGACAATCTGGAACTGTAGTTTCTATCACTACTAATACTACTTTGACAACAAACCAAGCTGGTGAATTAAACTTCTTGTTTAACATACCTAATACAGAAGCACTACGTTTCCGTACAGGTAAGTCACAAATGAAGTTGATTGACTCTTCTACATCTGGTGGTAATTATACTTCTCGTGGTTTAGGTCAATATGAAGCAACTGGTACTTTACAAACTGTACAGTCTGTTGTAAATGCTGTTCGTAATGCCGAGTTCGTTAAGGAACAGATTAACCCATCTCCAAATGATCCAAATACATATGAAACTGTGTCACGTGGTGGTACTAGCACTACAAATAGAATTATTTCTGATACTGGTTGGTATGACCCACTTGCTCAGTCATTCTTGATCCAACAAAGAGGTGGCGCATTCTTGACATCTCTAGACTTGTACTTCGCTACAAAAGATGCGTCAATTCCTGTATCTGTCCACATCCGTGAAATGGTTAATGGATCGCCAGGAAAGTACATCCTTCCATTTAGTACTGTTACATTAAAACCAGATTCAGTTAATGCTCCTGTTGCTGG